AATCGAAAACGCCCATCGTCATCCCGGCCATGCCGGTCGGCGGTTCAGCCGGTCGCCCGCCCGTCCTGACCGCGTTCAACGACACCCAGTCGAGAGTAGCCGAGTACCTCCAGCGTGAACTCTCCCTGTCGCTGGGCGAGGCGTGGGCTGCTCTGCGGGTCCGCGACTCGGGCTCGATCACCGGCACCGACACCCTCGGCCCTGGCTAGCCTGCAAGCCACCCCGCCGGGCGTGGCATAGTGCCGTATGCCGCTCAAGAGCCCCGAACAGGTCTGCCGGTCTGCCCTGGTCGCAGACGCCGCCGTGGCGGCCCTGGTGGGCACCAGGGTGTATCCGGTCATCGCCCCGGCTACGGCCGATCTGCCGTTCATTACCTGGAGGAGAAGCGGCGTCCAGCGGGAACACACCCTCGCCGGGCCGATGGGCACGCCGACGGTGCTGCTCACGGTGGACTGCTACGCGACGACCTACGAGGCAGTAAGGGACCTGGCCGACAAGTGCCGCCGGGTGCTGGATGGCTTCGGCACCGGCGAGGCAGAATCGACCGTAGTGAAGAACGTCAGCCTCGAAAACGAGGCCGACGGGTTCGTGCAGTTGGCGGGCGGCGAGATGCCGCCGGTCTACAGCGTGACGCAAACGTATTCCGTGATGTGGGTCGAGAACTAGGAGAGACTTAGAAATGTCAGCCACTCCCCATGATGGTGCCGGAACGACGCTTCGCCTCGGCGCGACGTTCTACACGGTGTCGAACATCGTCGTCACGTTCACCGACCCCACGGCTGACGAAGAGAAGATTGACGTTTCGCACCTGGGCCTGACCACGGGTGCGCAGCTGGCAACCGTTGACCGCCCGCTCAAGGGCAGCACGACCGACACGGGCCGGTCGGTGCAGTTTAACTACCTCGGCAAAGACATCATCGCCGACGCTTCGACCGGCACCTGCACCATCGTCACGGGTGGCAGCACGCTGCTCTCCGGCGTGGCCTACACCGTGAACTCCAGTACGTTGACGCTGGCGACCAACGACGCCATCCGGGGGCAGGCGACGATCCGCATCGCCCGCGTGTAGTCGCCTTGACGGAGGCCCGTCATGGCTGGCTACTGCACCGGGGTCACTGTTAGCTGGCGCGGCATCGCCATCGGCGAGGTGACGGAGTATCGCGTCAACGCTGGCGGCTCGCTGCCGCTGGCCCGGCAGGGCGTCTTCGCCATCGACGCCGGCACCGTCGAGGTGTCGAGCCTTTCTACCGCCGCCATGAAGCTGAGCGAGTACGGACTCAAGGGTGTGCTCTCGTTCTCCGGTGGCGGCCTGGCCGTCTCCACGAAGGCTGTCTGCCAGACGCTTGACATCAGTGCGAAGGTGAACGACGTGTATCGCCTCAAAAGCGTATTTCGCATCGTCCAGGAGTAACACGCATGGCGCTGACAGTCGAAGAACTCGCGGCACAGATTCTCGCGTCCGAAGACCTCGGCATCTTGAAGGTCACGGTCAAGGAGTGGGGCGGCATGACGCTCGGCATCCGCGTAATGACCGTGGGCGAGCGTGATGCCTACGAGCGGGAGTGGATCGGCAAACGCGAGACGGGCATCGATAATTTCCGCACGAAGTTCCTCGCCCGCTGCCTCTGCCATCCCGAGACCGGCGAGCGTCTGTTCAGCGACGAGAAGGTCGAGGAACTGGCGGGCAAGTCGGCGAAGGTCGTGTCGAAGCTCTTCGACAAGGCGATGAAGCACAACGCTATGAGCGAAAGCGACGTGGAGGAACTGGCAAAAAACTGAACATCCGCCCGACGAGACGCTTCCTGTTTCGTTTGGCGGGGCACTTGAAAATGACGGTCGGCGAGATCGAGCGGCGCATGTCGTCGCGTGAGCTCGGCGAGTGGATGGCCTTCACGCGGTACTACCAGGCGATCCCTGACAGTTGGGCCGAGACGGGCCTGACCGTCTCGGCGATCCTGGCACCGTACAGCGAGAAGGGCAAGGCACCGCGGGCGAGCGACTTCAATCCGATCGAAGAGCCGCCGCAGCACGAGGTGCAGGCCCGCGACGTGATTATGGATCTGAAAAAGCAACTTGGGTTCGACTGATGGCGAACGTGCTCTCACTGGCGATGAAGATTTCTGCGGACGCCACGGGCGTTCGGCAGAGCCTTTCGCCCGTCGAGCGGGCGCTGCAGCAGTTGGACAAGGAGGCCGCCAGCGTCACGGCGGTGTTTCGGAAGTTCGGCAGCGAGTCGGCTGCGGCGGCGCAGCAACAGGAAAAGTTCGAGGTTCGCCTGCGGGCGTTGACCGAGAGCCTCAAGGCCGGGCTGACCAGCCCGGAAGACTACGCCCGGTCGCTCGAGCAGTTGCAGGCGGCGGCGAACGATGCTGCCGATGATCTCGGTCGTGCGGCCCAGATTGTCGAAGCCAACCTGACTAAAGAGCAGCGGGCAACCAAGGCATACGAGCAGTCGATCGCGGAATTGAACCGGCTCCGCGATGCCGGGTTGCTCGATGAGACGCAGTACGGCTTGGCCGTGCAGCGGTCGGCTGAGTCGTTCGCCAAGGCGACCGTCGCGGCGAACGAGTACGCGGCGGCGTCGGACGCGGCCGGCGACGGCGGTGCCCTCAAGTTCAACGAACTGTCTGGCGTGTTGTCGGCTCTGCCGGGGCCGATTGGCAACGTGGCGGGCAGGCTGTCGGGGCTCTCGTCTGCCGGCGAGGGGCTGTCTCGCGTGTTCGGTGCCGGGCTGTCGCAGGGGCTGACGAGCATCGGGGCGTCGGTCGCCGGGCTCATCAATCCGTTCACGGCGGCGGTCGCTGGCGTGGCGGCGTTTAGTGCTGGTGCCGTTGCGGTCACGCAGGGACTCATTGCCTTGGATGATCGCGTTGAGCGGCTTGGCAATACGGCCGACAAGCTCGGCGTATCGTTCGGATTTATTCAGACGCTTGAAGAGGCGGCGGAACGTTCTGGCACAAGCATCGACGCCGTCAGTGCGGCGTTTGGCCGTCTGCAAAGGTCGGTGCTGGGCGTGGACGAAGAGAGCAAGGCTGCACAGAAGGCTCTGTCCGAGATCGGCGTGACTGCCGAGGAACTCCAGGCGTTGTCGCCAGAGGAACAGTACCGCCTGATCGGCGAGTCTCTTGCTGCAATCGAAGACCCGGCTAGGCGAACGGCTACGGCGACGGCACTTTTCGGAAAGGCCGGCGCGGAACTCATTCCGTTCTTCAATAATCTCCCTGGGGCCACGGCCGACATCGAGCGGTTTGGTCGTGCCTTAACTGAAATTGACCGAGGGCGGATTGACGATTTTGGCGCTGGACTCGACACGCTTCGCCTTGCGACGCAAGGACTCGGGCAGTCGCTCCTGCTGCCGTTTGCCGGCCTTGGAGAAGGCATCGCCCGCAGCTTTGCCGAGATCACCGCTGGCATCACGGCGGTGATCGACCCTATCGGGCAGGTGCTGGAGCCGATCCTGACGAATATCGGAAGGCTGGTGGAGGTTATTGGCATCACCATCGGCACGCTCGGCCGCAACATCGGCGCTGTGTTTGAGCCATTCGCCGTCGTCGTGCAGCGAGTGTCGCAGGCCCTTGAGCCGCTGAATGATGGCGTCGTGAATATCGCACGGTTCCTTGGAGACGCCTCCACGGCGGTCAACCAATGGCTCGTGTCTTTTTCGCCTATAGGGGTGATCGCCGCCAACGTCGGCGCGTTAGGCGAAGCAATTTCGCGTGCGACAACGATCATCACAACGGCGTTCGGTCGTATTGGAGAGGTCATCGGCGACACGCTCGGAAAGGTTGCTGAGTATGTTGGCTCCGGCGTCTCCTCATTTACCGAGTTCACCGGCCTAAGTGGCGCGCTCTCTGCTGTCGGCACCGTTATCAACAGCGTGTTTGGCTCCGTCGCGTCGGTGTTCTCGACCATTGCCGGTGCTATCGGCGGCACCGTCGGACGGCTCTTGGAGATCGCGGAAAACTTCCTGGGTATCGACCGGGCTGCGAAGGATGCCTCCGAGGGCGTTGACGCTACTGCGGAAAGCGTGACGACGCTCACGGCCGAGCAGCAAAAGGCGATGACCGAAGTGCAGAAGGCTATCGCTGATTCCGGCGAGGCTCTCGACGGTGCCATCGAAAAGGCGGGCGAGTTCGGGCAGGCAGGCTTCGACGCGGCCCTGGAGTTCCAGACTGCTCTGGAGGACTTGCAGGAGCAGGCGAACAGCGGAGAACTCAACGCCGAGCAGTACGCTCGAGGCGTGGCAAACGCCACGGCCGAGTACGACCGGCAGATCGAGTCGCTTCGCACGGTGCAGGAAGAGACTCGCAAGGCCGCCGACGAGGCCCAGCGTCGCGTCGATGCCGACAAACAGGTGGCCGACCAACTTCTGGAGCAGGCCCGAATCAACCGCGAGTTCGGCGGCGACACCAACCGGGCGCAGGCAGCCGAGCAAGTGCTGGCCGTCGAGCGGGAGATCGCCCGTATCCGCGAGGAGGTAGCGGCGGCTATCGACAACGGAGACGCCGAGGCGGTCGCCAATGGCGAAGAGCGGATTCGCCAACTTGGCGTCATCAAGACGGAGCAGGAGTCCATCGCCGACGGTTCTGCCGCAGCAGCCGAGGCAGAGCGGCAGCGGATAGACGACCAGCGGGCTCGCGTCGATGAGCTCCTCGCCGCCGGCCAGGAGCAGTCAGAGATCGAGCGGCAGATCATCGACGTGCAGGAGCAGCAGGCCCAGGCGACCGCAGACTTGCTCACGGCCCGCGAGGCCAGCAATCAAGCCGAGGCCGATGCCGCCGCGGCACGGCTGGCCCAACTCGACCAACTGCAGGCCCGGCTGGAAGACCAGCAACAGGCGTCAGAGCAAGGCTTCGGCGAGGGCTTCGCCCGCGCGTTCGAGCAGGTGGATCAAGCCATCGGGCAAACGATCAACAAGGCGGCCGAGTTCGGCAACGCCGGGGCCGAGGCAGCCCAGCGGTTGCAGGAAGGCATCGCCGCCGCGCAGGAGCAGGCCCGCGACGGGATCTTGAACAAGGAAGCGTTCGACGCCGAGGTGGCGCGGCAGCAAGAATTGTTCGCCCAAGAGATCCAGAACCTCGAAGACATCAAGAAGAAAAAAGCGCAGGATGCGGCCGACGAAGTGAAGAACGCTGAGGCCCAGAGGGCCGCTCTTGCAAAGCAAGCAGAAGATGCTGTCAAGGCCCAAGAGCGAGAACAAACGCAATTCGCCCAGGCCCAGCAGAAACAATACGAGGAAGCCCAAAAGGCACAGCAAGACTTCGCCGCCGAACAAGCCAAGGCCCAAGCCGCCGAGTTCGACCGTCAGCAAAAGCGTCTCGGCGAACTCAACACCGTCGGCTCGCAGACTGTGAACACTGCCGACGCGCGGACGCAGGAGGGTGCTGCCCTGGTGCTGGGCCTCGCTGCCAACGCTCAAGACCCGCGGCTAATTGCGGCACGGCAGGCGAACAAGATTCTGCAGACGATTGCCACCGGCTTGACGCAGAACCTCAACCGCATCGGCATCCCGGCCGTGATCTTCCCCTGATCCTTGAGTGACTCATGGCTAGCGTTGTCAGCGTGAAGGAGCTTGCACGCAAAGGCGTGTTCGAGATCGGCAAGTCTAGGACGCTTACGCGCGAGCTCGTGTGCGTCCTCAGTGATGACGCGCTAACATCATCGCCGATAGATGACAATCAACTTGTCGCGGCTACGGGCGTCAACATTGGGACCGCCCACCCCTTCTATACCTTCAACAAGTGTCGCAAGATCACGATCACGGAAGGTTTTGAAGGTTCGCCGTACCACGTTCATATTCTCT